AAGAACTCGATCACCGCGTGCTCGTCCGCGCGACACACCTCCACCTTAGAGTAGCGATATAGGCCCTTGCGCTGGCCCATCCAGAAGATGAGCAAGTGCCCGTTTCGGTAGTTCACGTCACCAGTGAACGGCCCCGCGCCCCAGTCGTCGCCCTCGCGCCAGTCCCACCGAAACACGAGGTTCATGTCCATGTCGGCGTCCTTGTAGCCATCGAGGAACGAGGCCAACGTCTTGTGCTCGTCGCACACCGACTTGGAACTGAAATAGTTGCCTTCGTTGCAGTAGTACGGGTGGTCCACTTCCCACAGGTGCATTGCTTTCTCCATCAGAGTTCTAACTCTTCGCTCGAGAGGACGGCCTCTAGGTTTGCGCATCAGGCGCCACCGAGCGGGCCGCCTCTCAGTTCAAACGTTAGGCGTCACAAAGACTCTTTGCACACGGTCTGCGCAGTCTTTGTGCCGTCTGTGCACACGCCCATCAGACTGATGCGAATCTCGCTGTTGTAGGAGTCGTCCAAGTCCAACTCCTTCAACGCTTCGGCTTCATTGGCGGCAATCACCACCGCGTTCAATCCGAAGCTCTCGTTTTGCGTCCAGCCTATGTGGTAGATGTTCATCGTTGCTCCTGTGGCGCGCAGTGACGCCTAACTGTCGGTTCAAGCGGAGCGCCCACGGCGGGTGGCCGTGTCGCGCTCCGGGTTGCGTGTCTGCGCCGTGGTCACCCGCTTAACCTGGCGTTAGCCGGCTCGGCCACGTAATGCGCGCTCGTTCAGTCGCTTGACGTAGCGGTGCAGCCGTTCGCGCGCTTCTGGCAGCACATACACCGTCACCGCCACGCGCCCAGCTTCCTTGTGCCGGGCGCGCTCGGCCGCTTTCCACTTCGCGGCCGGGGTCGTCATGCCGTAGCCGTGTGCAGCGGCATGATGCGGTGCAGCCGGTCGCACTCGCTACGCGAGCCGACCCGCGTGTCCGTGATCGCCAGCCCCTTGAAAGCATCAACCTGCGCCGCGTGAAATCCGCCGCTGCACGAGGTTCCTTCTTCGAGAGCGCACTGAACGATCTCGGCAATCCGAGAAGGCGAGTGACCCTGCCCTTCGTCGTGTTGCAGGGTCACCAGCACCGTGAACGTTGTTTGCATGTTGTGCTCCAAAGTAGTCGCCAGCACCGCGCTGGCGCAGCTATTATAACACGCATGACGTGTCATGTCAACTATGCCAATGCTGCAAAACATGCGCAATCGCTGCGGCCGCATCGCCGGCCCGCACGTTTCCCATGACGCGCACATTCGGCCCCCACGCATGGCAGCACGCCAGCAGTTCACGCAGCGTCTGCGCGTAGCCGGCTAACCCGTCGCTCGAACGGACAATGCCCGGCGGTTCAGGTTGTGCCGCTTCGGATAGGTTAGTTGCGCCGGTCATTGCCGTTCAGCTCACACGTTAGAACGCTTGAAGTCGCGCTCCACCAGAACCGGCTTCAACAGTGCTTCGCGCATCTTGTCGAGCACCCATCCCAAGTCTGCCCGGGCGTTGCTCGCGTCGTGCGACATCACCACCGCTGGGTCTTCCGAGTACGAGGCTGGATCACCGGATTCGTCATAGTGCACCTCGTGAATTGCCTGCCACAACTCCTCGGTAGCCGGGTCAACAAATTGGAGGACGCGGTAATTCCAGGTCATCAAGTTTCTCCAGCAGCGCGCTCTAACCCTGCGTTCCACCGGACGGCCTGCGGCCGCCGGTGAACTGTGCGTTAGGCCACAGGTCGCCAGGCCACCACACGGCCAAGATCGCACAATGCCTGAGCCAATGGGAACCGGTTGTCGGCATACACGAACTCGCCCGGAGTGATGCTCATTGACTCATCTCCAACGCGTCGCACAAGCCGCACAGAGCCATCATAAAGCCACACTTGAGAGAACAGCGGGCCACCAAAGCGCGGCGGCTTGCTGTCGTGAATCCATTCCGCTGCTTGCATCATTCCTCGCTCCGTCACCAGCCTAACTGTCATTCGAGCGGACGCGCGTTGGCGTCCGTGCTTCTTGCGTCCACCGAGCGCGCGCCGCTCAACTCGGCGTTAGGCGCCTTGCGTCACTTTGCAGACAGCCCATGCGGCCCACCCAATGATGTTCGCCGCATAAAGCGTCACTGCTGCAGCCAGCCACGGGTCAATGCGTTTCATGTCAGTTCTCCAGATGCTTTTCGATCTCGTCTACCAAGGCGCGCAAGTCTTCGTTCTCTTGAACCTCACTGCTGATGCGGTCGGCATGCTGCTGTGCGGTCTCGCGCCTGCGCCGGCCATCCACTTCGCTGTAGTAAAGCCGTCCGTCTTTGAGGTATCGCAACGCCTCCGATAGAAGTGACTTCACGTTGTCTTCCGCTTCTTTGTCCGCTGGGTAGTCAATCATGGTAGGCCTCCTACTTCTATTACGGTTCGAGACGCTCGTTTATCAACCACGCCGCCTAACCCCTCGTTCGAGCGGGACGCCTATCGGCGCCCCTCAACTCGAACGTTAGGCGTCCCGTTCTTTGAGGTACATCGCTTCGACGTTTTCCTCATCCCAGTCTGAAAACTGGCTGTCGTAGGCGTCGTTGGTGTGCTCGTTGACCGAGCGCAACTGGCAGCCGTCATGCGCCACGATGAAACGGAGCAGTGTGTGAACCGAATCGGCCAAATGGCAAACACCGCCTCCAGCCGTGCGACTTGCAGCATCCGTCCGCTCTTTGTGCTTGTCGCACACCAGGTAGTAGTAGGTACTCATTTTCTGTCCTCGTTATCCACCAGACGCCTAACCCTTCCTTCGAGCGGACCTCGGGTATCAATGTTCCGCTCCGCGCCGGCCGTGCCTCGGCCGCTCAAGTCAAACGTTAGGGCGCACGCGGCGGGCGCAGCTTGTGCGCCTTCAGCAGTGCGGCTTCGATCAACTCCGCAGGCGTTTTGTCCTGCTCTGCCATCCACTGCACCAGCCATTCTGGCAGGCGCAGCGGCACGTTTACCCGGCGCAGGCCTGGCGGCGCAGGGGGTCGCCCCCCTTTGCTCTTGTCGGTCACGCTGCCACCTGATAGTGCTTTTCGATCTGGAAGCCGTTGTCAAAACGGCAAAGAAACGAGAACTTGTCGCCGGTCAGCGGAGCGCTCTTTTCGCCGCTAAAGCCGCCGCTGTCTTTCCAGCCGTAGACAACGTAGGCGCCGCCTTCGGCGTAAATCGCGCCGATCTGTGCGCCAGCGGCGTTGATTGCAATGCCCTTGAAGTTCTTGCGGTTCGGCTTGGTCATGTTGCTCTCCGGTTGCGTGTTGCGATGTAGTTACTGTATCACAGCAACCGCCAGCGTCAACAACTATTTTGTAACACGCAAACATGGTAACGCTTCGGCACCAGCGCCCTAACCCTTAGATCTAGCGGACTCGCTATCGCTCGCCGCTTATCATGCTGTTAGGCGTCATGCTCAGTCCCAGCCGCGCTCAAAAAACGGGCCGCGTGAATACACCGCATCGTCCTCTGGCGGTTCCTTCAGTCCAAGCGCCTGAGCGGTGTCCGGGTTCTCGCGCATGAAGCGCACCCGAGCTTCTCTCCAGGCGCTGAACATTTCTTGTTCGTAAGTCTTTGGCGCCACGGGTTGAACTCGACACGCGAATTCGGCCTCCGCCTTTGCATCTCGCTTCATCGCCCAGCGAATCCACAGCCAAGTGCAAAGAGCGCCGCCCCAGAGGGTTCCGAAGAACAGTGCAATTTGTTGGTTCGTTGTCATCTCGTTTTCTCCACCGTGACGCCTAACCTGTCGTTCCAGCCGACGCCTGACGGCGCGGCTGAACTCCGGCGTTGGGCGCTTCAGGAGGGGTCGGCAAAAGCATCCAATGCGTCACATCCACATGCGCGCCTGGGTGGCCTTGGATCAAGTACCCAAGCGGGTGCGCGTGGTGCTTCCACTGGTTGAACGTGTGCGCCTTGTCCACGGCCTTGTGAGCGCCCCAAACCACCAGCAGCCACACATCGGGCGGCGGCATGCGTTCGCGCGTCGGCACCCACGCGCCCAAACCTCCGTTCGAGCCGACCTCAGCCGGCGGGTCAACTTGTGCCATTTCTGTCCTTCCGTGCCGCCGTCTGAGGCGGCTCATGTCAAACGTTCTGCGTCATGCGCCCTGTCGCGCAGCTTCAGCTTTCGCGCGTTCGACGTGCTCTGGCCTCAGATGTTCATGCGGTCCATAGCCAAGCATCCTGCGGATCGGTTGCCCAACAGCGGAGTTTCCGCCTTGATGGTGGTACAACGCCCACAGTAGCAACGCTTCCATTGCGTTCGCAGCCTGGCGCGCCTCGATGAGGTTGCGATTAAGCCGCCCCATCTCTGCGTCGAGCGGCCGCTGGACCTCGGCAATCTGCGCCTCCAGGCGCGCGGCCTTCTGCTGAGCCTGCTCCAACAGGTCTTCCTGCGCGAGCAAGTAATCCAACCGATCGGCGGCCTCGCTGCACATCGCGTCGCGCCGAAACCTCAGGCGCTCCACAAGCTCAACATGGCTCACCTCTTCAAATGCATTCATCGGCTCTTTCCTTTCGCTTCGGCTACAGCCGCAGAACCATTCGCTCAAGCGGACTCGCTTCGCTCGCCGCTTAGCTCAAACGTTAGAACTCACCAATTCAGCGGCTCACCTTCACCAGCGCATCCTGGTTGTTGCGGCACGCTTGCAGGTAGTCAGCGCAGAACGGCAGGAAGTGCTCCCACAGGCCAAAACCGTTCGGCTCGTTGAATTCCTCAAACCGCGCCTTCTGCGTCGCCAGCAGTGCCACGCCAGCGGCCAGCGGCTCAATGATCTGCCGTGCATGCGTGATGCTGTGCTCGTCGGGTCGCCATAGGCATTCATAGATGCCAGCCTCTCTAGCCATCTTGCCCAGGTTGTGAGTGATGTTCCGGCTGTAGAGTTCGTCGCCGGCTTCGTTTTTTAGATACACGTCCAGGCTCATCGCTTTGGCTCCAAGTGAGTTCTAATTCCAACATTGGGCGGCAATTTGCCTGCGATGTTCTTCAAGCTCTGCAATGCGGCGTGGAATGTCGCGCATGTCGTAAACAAGCGATCCCGGCACGCTTGTACCGTCTTGAATCATCGCCACGCACCTATGGGTAGCAACAAGTTTTGCCCTCAGCCCCGCGAGCTCTCTGTCAAAAGCGCGCACACGCATGCGCGCCATCCAGCCAAGCCGCCTAACTGCTCCATCCGCCATTTCTGCGCCTTTTACTCAAATCTCAGCAGTTCTTGCACGACGACATCGACAGCTTCGGGCGTCTTGTATCCAACGGCCTTCAGTATCCGAACCCACATCACCCCGAGGACAGCGTTGTAGACATCCTCAAACTCCGCCTCGCCCATCGCATGGAAAGCCAGGCTTTTTGCCTCTAGCCGCACCTCGCCACGGAAGTTTGTCACTGCCTCGTAGAACCCGGCAAGTACCGTTACATCCTTGCGGAAGCGATCAAAGTTCTTCGCTACCTGCTGGCCTTTGTACTCAAGCTTCGGTGCGTCCCACAGCTCATACGCGAGCTTGAACAGCGCAAACATCTTGCGATGGAAGAGGATGTTCCGTGCTCTCTTCACGTCTGCCGTCACACCCTGGCCGAACTTCAGCTTTGCGATGAAGGCAGAGGTTTCCGTATCAGCGGGGGCTAGCGTGCCAGACATCGTTCGGGTAAGGAAGCACTGCGTCACGCCTTCACCATCCCGCGCCTGGCGAGTTGAACAAGCGTCTTGAGGATCGCCTCGTCCATCTGCTCGCGTTTCTCTTGCTTAGACCACTGCGCGCTCGTTCCAAGCGCAAAATGGCAGTCAACGCACAGGGCCGCCGTGAGGCAGTCATCCGTCTTCATGCCCATGCCTTTGCCTTGATCACGATGCGCGGCCTGGGTGCGTCCTTCGCAGCCGCACCGAACGCACGGCAAAGACGCTACGGCTTTCAGCCATTCTTTGCTGCGGTGGATAGGTTGCTTCAGGTAGTTCATTCCGGCTTGACGTGAGGGCTGTTTGCCTTGATCGTGCTGCGAAGTTTCGACTCCTCGCGCAGCAGGCCCCAGACGTATTTGCGCTCCTCGTTCGGGTCATCCCCGCCGAAGGTATCGGGCGCATACCAGACGCGGATTGCATCCATGTCTTTGTCTTGCTTGTGGCAATCGATCATGTACAAGGCCAGCTCTTCCAGCTCTGCCTTGCGCGCGTTCGCCTTTTCCTCCTCGGCAGATGTCGAGGCCTCGACCATCGGAAGATCTTCCCCGGCATAGATGTATAGGCCAAGGCCGTGCATGCTGATGGCCTTCGTCATGCAGCGCATGATGGCTGTATTGACTTGGAAGGCGTCCGGGTTCTTCACTGCCTTGTTCGTGTGGTCCATGACGGGCAGCATGCACTCCCGGCGCAGGCCCTTGATGGTGACGGAGGTATGCACCATGGCAGTCTGCCCGACACTCATGTACGGCTGTTCCGAACCTTGTGAGCCGTAGGTGTGGCAAACCCAGGTGGCTTGCGGATCAAGCCGCAGCACCTCGGCCCAGGCCCAGGCCCACGACAGGTATGTGAGCTTTCCCTTTTTTTCGGTATGCTCGTTGACGTTGACCGCAAGTAGTTCACTCATGCTCACCCCTTGAACGTGCCGGCCGCGTCGGTTTCGTAGCCCTCTTCTTGATCCATCATCTCGCCCCTTTGATCTTGGAAACCATGCGCCATATCCAGTCGATCAGCCGCCACGCGAGCGGCTTGCCGACCGGGCAGATTCGATCTCGCTTCACTGATCCCCCCAGCATGGGCGAAACCGGAACAAGCGAAGCAGGCGCCCGAAGAAACTCGTTCGGTAGATCGTGACCGGACAGGCATAGTCGCAGTGGGCAGGGAAGGCCAGACGGTGGCTTGCATGCGTTCGCGCCAGGTTCATGCCGCCCCCATCGCAACGAGCACGAGATAGGCCACGATGCCGGCCGTACAGCCCCAGCCGATCAGGCTGTGCGCGATGTCTTCCCAGGTCATCTGATCATCCATTCGTGAACAGTGCCGTAGCAGAACAGCGCAATGTCATCAACCCGCTTCGTGATCATGTAATTGATCTTGCCGCTTCTCCTGCAGGCCGCTTCGTCCACATAACGCACCTCGCCATCGGCATCGATGCCGTAGTTGTGCGGGATCTGCTCGAACGCCGTCACTGCCGTGAATTCATCGCCTTCCTCGGTGCGAATTGCAGGCCCGAGCGGCTGTGCTGGCATCTGCCAGTTGATGCGATGGTCCTTCATTCGTTTCCCCAGTTGGCTGCGATCTCTTCGGCCTTGCGGGTCAGGTACATCTGCGTCTCCGGCGCGGCAAGGTAGCGCGTGCGGAGTTCCCAGCAGGCCCGTGCCGCCGCGTCTTGGTCGGCGTGGAGCTGCAGGGCCACGAGTTGCGGGATGCTCAGCGCTTCGATGTAGGCGCCACGGCTGCCCCGGCTTGTCGGCACGTAGCCGATGCGGCACATCTTCGGGTCAGTGCCCATGCAGTGCGTGGACAGCCACTCGGCGTAAGTGTCCACGTCGGCCAGCACTTCGAACTCCGCATCCATGTTGATCGCCACGGCGTCATCGTGCGACAGTTCGGCCGGCAGTTGCGCGCGTTCGTTGGCCCCGATGAACGGCGAGAAGTTTTGAAGTGTCGTCAGCATGATGACCTCAGAACTTCGCGTGATAGCCGATGAAGTTCGGCGCGATGATGATGTGCCCGACCGAAGCGCCGACGGCGGCTCCGGCCACGGTGACGAGGAAGTCCTTTGCAGACGGCGTACCGAGCCCTCCAGCGTCCACCAGTTCTTTGACCAGGCCGACCCCCGCGCCTGCAGCGAAACCGATCCACGGATCACGGGTATGGACTGTGACTGCGGTAGCGATCAAGGCGCCGCCAGCGAAGTGCAGGCGCTTGTCCTGACCGCCCCAGATCTCTGACTGGGCCTGCGCCGAAGTGGCAAGCAGTGCCGCCGCAAGAACCGCTGATGCTTTCATCTTCCTCTCCCGGCCCGACCGTCGAGCGCATGCCTTCACTATCGGACATGCCCGCGATCCTGTCAAGCATTGCGAACAAAAATATTCGCTTGACTCGTTCAGTCTGCCGAACTATGCTTAGACCATGTTCAAAGAAGCAATCGCCGATCTACTCGGCCGTGGTTGGACACTGCAGCGCATCGCCGATGCCTGCGGGTTTGCCTCGAGGGGGCACGTTCACGACGTATTGAACGGGAAGCAGATCTCCGTGTCCTGGGAGATCGGAGACAAGCTCCTGAGGCTTCACAAGCGGGTCATGCGCAGGAAGGTGTCGGCGTGATCCATTACTCCCTGCTGATCGCGGCCAGCATCTTCGCTTTCATCTTCGGCGGTATCGTGGGATGTGCGGCGATGTGCTGGGCGCTGTTCGGGCCAGTTGATACGGAACAAGAATGACTGCAAAAGGCGTGCTAACAGTGGCCGATCTCTATTCCCGCTGCGAAGTGGACCGCATCACCGGATGTTGGCACTGGAAGGGTGCCGTGTCTTCGGACGGATGCCCGCGCATCTGGACCCTCGACTATCGCCGCGTCGAGAAGCGCTCCATGAGCGGCCCGCTTGCGGTGTGGAACATCGCACACAAGGCGGCGCCTACGGATGGCTTCCTCGTGTTCCGGAGATGCCAGACGACGGATTGCTGCTGCCCGGTTCATCTTGGCCTGGCGCGGTCGAAAGCCGAGATTGGCACACACGTCAAGCGCATGGGGAACAGGAAGGGCACCTGTCTTCCGCAGAGGCGGGCAAACATCGCCAAGGCCATCGAAGCGCTGGGCATCAAGGTGACGCCGAGTCACGTAGTCCAGGCGATCAGACTTGCCGGGCCGGAGGTTTCAAACATCCAGCTCGCCGAAGAGCACGGTATCAAACACACGACGGTCAGCAAAATCCGTCGTGGCGACAGACACGCGGAGGTGAAAGCATGAAAGACACTCAGTGCCAGCGGATTCTCGACTACCTGCGAGTGCACAAGAAGGCGACGAACATGGAGATCGTCATCTACCTGTGGATAAGTTGTCCACACAAGCGCATTGCCGAGATGGTCGGCCCGCAATGGGAGGTCTACGAGCAGGATGCATACGGCTACTGGCGCGCCACCGGGGAGCGCATCACCCGCGAGCGCATCAAGCGCGGGAATGCCTGGGTGACGCAATACCGCTTGCAGAAACCCTAGTCATGGTCTATAGTGATTCCGTCATCGCTGGCACGGTGGAAGAATTCGAGGCCCTGGGCCTTCGTTTCGTACCCGAAAGGGACCGTTGTGCCAGCAGCGGGGGAACGGAGACCCAGGGCCTTCGTTCGTTCTGGCGGGTGTTTTGTGGTTTCCCTGTGAGCAACAGCGAACGGGATTGCAGGCATGCAGTCTCTAGGCCATTCGAGCGGGTGGGCCCGTGCCAAGTAGCTGCCAAGTCACTTACCTCTAACCCGGGCGTATCCTGGGCGAAATGGTCTGGAATGAGAGAGGCCGGACTGGGGGAACCACAAAGCATCTGCGAAGATGACCGGACGACTTCCGTCAAGAGTGGGCCTGCATGGGCCGCCAGTCAGAAACACCGGCCCTTCTTCACCCGAAGGCGAGCCGTGCGGCCTGTCAGCTAGGGACCGCGGAAGCACTACCGGCAAGCGGTGAAGACAAACGGTAGAGCGGATGGAATAGCTGCCTCTTGGTGCGCTGGGAGGGTGTTTTGTGGTGCTTTGCTCGTTGCATGCTATTTTACGCGGGAATCATGCAACCTTGCCACTACGTCTGGTGTGATCCCCAGATGAACGGCAGAAAACAGGGCACCACAAAGCATCTGGTCCGGGCGAGGGCGGATAGCATGGGCTATCACCCTTGGGGACTCTATGGGGGAACGATGGTAGCGTTACCAGGGTACATAGACCAAGAAGCGTGGCAAGGATTCGAAGACATGCGAAAAGTTATCCACAGGCCGCTGACAGATCGCGCTCGAAAGCTCATCATCTACGAGCTGCAGCGCATCAAGGATGCCGGCCATTGCCCGAATGCATCTCTAGACCAGTCTACGAACATGTGCTGGGCCGATGTATACCCGAAGCGGGATAAGGTCATCGAGCCGGCCAAGCGGGCGGAAGCAGACAAGACAGCGAACTACCTCGCCGAGCAGAAGCGCCACGCCGACGAGGCGAAGCGCGACAGGATCAGGCGGGTATCGTGAACAGGTCCTTCTGCGGCAAGTGCCGCCAGCATGCGGAAGGCGGATCAGGTTCCGGCAGGAGCTACAGGTGCCCCAAGTGCCACGCTGAGCGGCTGGCGGCGATTCTCACAAGGAGCGAACCATGCTTGATCGAATCCAGCGCGAAGAGATCGCAAACGACCTCGGTGCCGACGGAGAACCGCACACGCTAGACGCGCCGCCCACGAGCGCGCAGCTATGGCGCATCGCGGTATGGGTGGTGCTGTTCATCATCGCGCTGGTCATGGCGCCTTGGATGTTCCTGTGACTCGAGCCAGGCGTACCGATGCGAATCACACCGAAGTGGTCAAGGCCCTTCGCAAGATCGGCGCGACCGTGGCGGATACGAGCGGCGTCGGGGAGGGGTTCCCTGACATCGTGTGCGGGTTTCGAGGGGTCAATTGGATGATCGAGGTGAAGGACGGAAAGAAGCCGCCGAGCAGGCGGAAGCTGACGCCAGACCAGGCGGAATTCTTCATGGCATGGCGTGGGCAGTATGCAGTGGTCGAATCGGCGGAGCAGGCCATCGCGCTAGTCTCCGTGTAGCCGAAGCGAACAACTGCATGCACACCAAGACCCACCACAGAGACTGCCTGACCGACGCGCTGCGCCGGCTGGTGGGATCGCTCCTGCGCCGCTGCGCGCTGGCGTGGTGGCCCGAGCCTGCCGGGGCTCTGAACGCTGCGCAGGGTAACCCTGCGCCAGCCGCGCCGAATTTGCTACGCGGCCAGCTACGAGACGGCGCCTACAGATGCCGGAGCCAGTGGGGCAGAAAGTGCTGCTGGCCTTAGCAGAGCCTGAGCGGCAAGCCGGCGATGCCGTACCGGCACTAACTCAGCATGGCAGTGCCTTCCGGCTTGGCCCCACTGAAACGGGTCCTAACGCAAAGCTAACCGGACAAGGAGGCGCACATGGCGCATGAAGAAGGCACAAAGCAACCCGCCGACGCAGGTCCGGTTGAGCGCCCGTTAGGCCTCGGCCCGGAGCGCGCTAACCCGGCCGTACAGCAGGCCTTGGAGCGCTTGCGTTACGTGGGCAAAGAAATCTGGGACGACATCACGCGCGCCCTGGAGGCGGCCAAGGAAGACCACTGCAGCCCGGATATGGACGAGTTGGACTGCACGTTGTTGCTGGATCTGCTCTGGCTGTACCGACATGCCGAGCCGCTACTGACTGGCAAGGCGGTCGAGGTGGCGAATGCCGCTGCGATGCGCGAGCGGTGCGCGAGCCTGATCGAGCCGAAGAACGAACCGGGCGACTGGACGGGACTGGCCCAGCACGCGGCGTACCTCGCGAAGCGCATTCGCTCTGAGGCCTAACGGTGCCGGTGAGCGGACCGAGGCACGGAGGTAGCTGATGCGCAGTGCTACACGAGGTCCGCTCTACCGGCGGGTTGTGCGGCCGGTTCCGAAAGCGATAGGAAACAGAGATGGCATGCCCGAAGTGCGGATGCAAGGTGCACTACCAGTTTGATGACGAGGATTACGGCGAAGACGAGCGGATGCAGCGCTGCGCGGCTTGCGGCGAGGTGTTCGACTTGGACGACGCTGCCGACGAGGACGACGATGAGTAAGCCGCTGCGCGTGGCCTGCATCTTGGAGCAGGCGACCTACAAGCCAGGCGACCAAGCGCCCGAAGGCTATCTCGCGTGGCACGAGTGGGCCGAGGCGCAGCACAAGGCCGGGCTGCGGCAGAAGCAGTGCGGCAACTGCGGACTGTGGCGCTACCCGCAGGAACTGAGCGAGCACATGGTGCGCTGGAAAGGCTTCACGGCTCGCGGCAAGCCGGTGCATCAGATGGCGCCGCTGTGCCTCAAGTGCGAGGCGAGGGCGAGCGGAAAGACGCACAACGTCGAAGCTAAGCGGACCGCAACGGCCCGCGCGAAAGGATGAGCATGGAACAAGAGCAGCAGGCCTGCACGGGTCCGCTTGAGCGCTCAGTTAGCGCGCTCGACCCGGAGCGCGCAGCCTTTGAGGCGGCGATGGCAAAGCGTGGCTACCACTTGCCGCCCGCCCTATACCGAGACGGCACCTACCATGACACCTGCTACTCGGCTGGATGGGATGCGTGGCAAGCGGCCATTTGTGCCGAGCGCAAGGCGTGGATGGACGCCGTGACTGATGAGCCCGAGCTTCCCGGTGCGATGCCTGACGCGATGTGGGATGTGCTGCGCAGCGACCGCGACGCATCCGCTGAAGCACTGCGGATCGTTGTGCGCCAGACGAAGGCAGGCATCTTGAAACGCGGAATGCGCTCTAACGTTCGAGCTAACCGGGACACGGAGGCGAGATGAAGAAGGAAGATGCACAGGTGCCGGCTGCCGACGGGGCTCCGGTTGAGCGAGGAGTTGGGCGGCTGGAGCCGGAGCGCGCGGGATTCCTGGCGCAGATCGAGGCGTGCCGCCGCGAGGTGGCGCAGTGGCCGGAATGGATGCGCGCCACGACCAGCGCGCCGAAGTGGATGGAAGGATGGGACGACTGATGGCGACCGAACTTGACGCCGATGTGCTGCGCTGCCAGGTGGACAGCCTGCGGGCCGCGCTGGCAAAGGTGCTGGACACCCGCGAGAAGGAGGCCAAAGCGTACTTTGCCTACCAGACGGCCAGCGACAACTACAGCGCAGGCGCGGCCCGTGAAAGCCGGCAGCACCTGGCCGCCATGACTGCCGCGAGCAAGGCCGAGAAGGAAGCGCGCCTTCTGCTGGCGACCCTGAAGACGCCCAACGATGGAGCTGAACGGCAATGACCGGCGCAACTAACCTATCCGAAGCGGCACAACCTGACACGCCGGGCGTTGTCCGTTCGAGCGAGGGGTTAGGCGTGGAGCCGGAGCGCGTCACACCATGTGGAGTAGTGCTGGCCCTAAGCATTGTTGGCACACCGATGCCGAATTCATCCGGCGTTGAATGGCTCCGTCCTGTTGAACGTGGGACAAGACTCTACGATCAAATCGCGCTTGACGCTGCCGCAGCAGCAGCGCGCGAGCGTTGCATCGGCATTGTCTCCGACGCTCAGGTGTACCGCGAGCGTGAAGACTTGGCGATGATGATCCGCATGTTGACTAGCAGCCTGAAGCGGCACACGCCACACGCGCCGCAGCCGGGCGACTTGCCGAGCCGGGCCATGGAACTGCTGCGCAAGTACGGCTTGATGGGTTCGCCACTGCGCGAGCACACGGAACAAGATGATGGCCCGCCGCAAGTGGCCTAACGTTTGAGCTGAGCGGACCAAGGAGGCGCCGCAACACTATGAGCAACACACAGAAGACGCCCGCCGACGCGGGTCCGTTCGAGCGAAGGGTTATGGCGCCGGTTTCGGAGCGCACGACTTTTGCAGACTGGTTGCGTGCCGCGAAAGGCCGGCTAGATGATCGCGGGGACGTGAACTACCACTGGACTGAAAACACGACGATGGGAGAGCACGACGCAGCCCTGATGGCGTGGAGATTCCAACAGGCGCGCATTGACCTTCTGCGCGAGTTCGCGCAGTGGCTGAAAGACGCTTACCACGATGAAGACGGAATGCCGCAGGCTGGCGCCATTGAGCGCCGCGCGTGGGCTGTGCTGGAGGAAACGAAGTGAAGCTCACCAAGACGCAAGACCGTACCCTTTCGTTCATTCGCCAGGCTGGCGCGGTGCGCATTGACGCCTACGGTTGCTTGGTGCGTGACGACGGCGAAAAGACGAATGCCAGTGGCGCGACAACTGCCGCGCGACTGGTGGCGCTTGGTTTACTCACCGGCCGCGGTGGCCTGCTGATGCTGACCGAGCAAGGCGTGCGCAACTCGCTGCCAGTGTGGCCGAGCAAGGAACAGGTATGAAGTGGCACGCACCATTGCCAGCCGATCCGCGCCGGCCTCTATGCGGGCAGGAATCATCGCGCGGCGGCCCAACTCATCGCGTGGTGAAGACGCTCGATGTGACGTGCGCCAAGTGCAAGAAAGCCGTGGCGAAGTTGACGCGCCATAACGTGTTTTCGGCAGACAGTTCAAAGACTTCGCTTAAATATTAAGCACATGCACAATGAACCATGACGACGTAACGCGCCCATCAGACACCCGCTGGCGCCACGCAGGAAGCAGCGCGCTGATCGGGTTCAAATGCGCCGACTGCGGACGCAACGGATGTGATACAAAAGGAAGCGGGATCCGGTTCGTCGCGCTCATGGGCCGGGCCAAGGTGTGCAGGGAGTGCAAGGAGCGGATAGATTCGAGGAAGGCATGAAAGAGTTCATCATCTCGCTGATCGAGCAGTATGAACTACAGCGCTGGGCCGGCAATCACCGCGCGGCAGCCGACACGATGCGGATCATTCGAGACAAGATCGACGAATTGCAGTGCTTGACACGTTATCCACAGGCGAGTCATACTGACCCCGCTTCTGTTCTCCTCCCTGGCCCTGAGGGCCTTGGCCCCGGTTGACCGCTCGGTCCCGGGGCGTTTCTTTGGCGCAGCAGGTAAGATGAGCGTGTAATGGTGATGGAGTTGGCGAAGTGAACACTAAGTTAGTGAACACTACTGCAAGGCGCAAGCCGCCAGCAGCCGGAAAGGGCCGACCAAAGGGTGCCATCAACAAGTCCACCAAGAACGCGAGAGAAGCCATCGCCCGATTCATCGACGGTAACGCTGATCGTCTTCAGGGATGGCTTGACGAGATCGCCGAAGACCCGAAGCAGGGGCCGAAAGCGGCGCTTGACTGCTTCCGTGACTTGCTTGAGTACCACGTTCCGAAGCTGGCGCGTGTTGAACACACGGGCGAGAACGGAGGGCCGGTGCGCATTGTGGCGACACCGGACGACGAGACGCTGTGAAGCTGACGTCCAAGCAGACCGAGGCGCAGAAGGTCTGCGCTGGGCCGGCGCAACACGTCATGCTGTTCGGGGGGAGCCGAAGCGGGAAGACGGCGCTGCATGTCAGGAACATCATCTTCCGGGCCTTGAAGGCGCCAGGCTCGCGCCACGCTATCTTCCGCTTCCGCTACAACCACCTGAAGGCGTCGATAGTCCTTGACACGTTCCCGAAGATCATGCGGATCGCCTTTCCTGGCGTGAAGCACCAGATGCACGGGCAAGACGGTTTTGCCGAGCTGCAGGGCGAATCTCAAATCTGGTTTGCTGGCCTGGACGACAAGGAGCGCACCGAGAAGATTCTCGGCATGGAGTTCGTGACGGAATACTTCAACGAGTGCTCACAGATCCCGATGAGTTCGGTGGACACTGCGCTTACCCGTCTGGCCCAGAAGGCGGAGTTTCAGATCGAGGGGCGGGATAAGCAGCTACTGAAGCCACGCGCCTACTACGATTGCAACCCGCCGAACAAGGCGCATTGGACCTACAAAAGGTTCATCCAAAAGATTGACCCTGACACGAAGCTGCAACTCGTCGACCCTAGCATCTATGCCAGCTTCCTTATCAACCCGTCAGACAACATTGAGAACCTGTCGCCCGACTATCTCAAGACGCTTGAAGCGCTGCCGGCACGTATGCGCGCTCGCTTCCTTGAGGGAAAGTTTGCGGACGCCAACCCGAGCGCGCTGTTCCCGGAAGAGCACATTGACCGGTGGCGGGTCATCGATGGCATCGTGCCTGACATGGTACGAATCGTGGTCGCGGTCGACCCTTCAGGCTCGGCCGACACGGACAACGCGGACAATGACGAGATTGGCATCTGTGTTGTTGGCATCGGCACGGACGGCAATGCCTACGTGATTGAAGACTGCACGATCAAGGCCGGGCCATCGACCTGGGGCCGTGTGGCGACGAACGCCTTTGAACGCCATAGCGCAGACGTGGTGGTCGGCGAGGTGAACTTCGGCGGCGCCATGGTAGAGCAGACCATCCGCGTTGCCAGGCCGCGAACGCCTTTCAAGCGAGTGACGGCAAGCCGAGGAAAGGTGCAGCGGGCCGAGCCGTTCTCTGCGCTATACGAGCAGGGGAAGGTGAGGCATGTCGGCATGTTTGCGAAGCTTGAAGAGGAACTGGCCGGCTTCTCGACCTTTGGCTACACGGGGCAGGGCTCACCGAACCGGGCCGATGCGCTTATCTGGGCGCTGGCCGAGCTTTTCCCGGCGCTCACGTCCACGAAACAAGTCGCATACGACTTCAGCCGCTCGGCGGCGCACGGCGCGCGCATCTGATCGTTTAGCGTAAAACAATGGCATTGCGCAACTCCATAGTATTGTGCTATCGTGCGGCGTATGGTCACGACATCGCCGCGCCGTGGATAACTTGCTCAAAGAGGCGCAGGAAAGGCACCGTGACTCCCTCGACGCACTGAGCGCACAGCGGCGCCAGATCGAGGAAGATCTCGCGTTCTCCGACCCGAGCGACCCGCAGCAGTGGGATCCGACCGAGAAACGCCAGCGCGAGAACGATCCAGGCGGCATGCGTCCTTGCCTGGTGATGGACCAGATCGGTCAGTACGTGTCAAACGTCGCCGGCCAAGTCGAACAGCGCCCGCCTTCGTTGCATGCGATCCCGGTAGGAGATGGTGCAGACAGGAAAGTAGCCGAGCAACTCGACGGCTTCTTTCGACAGATCGAGCACGCCTCGCGAGCCCAGCAGCACTATGCGCGGGCTCTGACATCGGCGGCACGGGCTGGCGTCGGCTATCTGATCGTCCGCCCGGAGTTCACCGACCGGCCGCTGAAGTACAAGGAACCGCGCATCTCTAGCGAGGGCGACCCGATGCGGGTGATCCTCGATCCGTGGTCGCAGGAACTTGATGGCAGCGACGCCAACTTCGGTCAGTTGCTGTCCCCGCTGTCCAACAGCGAGTTCGAACGCCGGTTCGGGGTCAACGCCAAGAAGGTCAGCTTCGGCGAGGATGGCCAGCAACAGGATGACAAGCGCGAATCCGTTCTCATCGTCGAGGAGTGGCGCGTCGAGACTAGGACCCAGACGGTGGTGGTGTTCACCGACGAGAAAGGCGGCGACGCGAGCCTGCCGAAGGGCCAATACGAGGACGCCCTAGCCAAGGGCCAGCAGTTCAAATACGTCCGCGACTACACGGACAAGACCCGGTGCGTCTATTGGGCCGTGATGTCAGGCGTCGAGATCCTCGAGGAGGACCGCGAGTATCCGGCCAGCGGCATCGGCATCGTCCCGGTGTACGGATACGTCGGCTGGGACAAGGGGCGCATGACCTATTGCGGGCTTGCCCGGCGTGGCAGGAGTCCGCAGCGGGCTTACAACTACCACGTCTCAGAGATTCGGGCCTACATGAACCAGGCGCCGAAAGCGCCGTGGATCACGCCTGAAAGGGCTATCCGGGGATTTGAACCTTTGTGGGACCGGGCATCAGTCGACTCGCGGGCCTACCTTCCCTATAACGACATGGACGAAGCTGGCCCGATTGCCTCGCCATCCCGCCCGAACGTGTCTATCAACCTGCAGAACCACATGCAGGGCGCGATTCAGGCAAAGGAAGACATTCAGGCCGCTTTCGGCATGTACCAAGCGAACCTTGGTGCACCGAGCAACGAAACCAGCGGCGTGGCAATCGACAGCCGCAAGCAGCAGGGCGAGGCCTCGACGGCCCATTTCCCGGCACACTTGGCCGCGGCATTGGGGCAAGTCGGCATGCTCTGCATGGACATGACATCGCGCCTGATCGATACCAAGCGCCAGCTACGCGTGCTCGGTATCGACATGACCCCCGGGCACGTCACGGTCAACCCGGATGGTCAAGCTATCGAGGAAACCCCGCAGGGCCTGTCCATCAACCCGAACGTAGGAAAATATGACGTTCGCGTAGTAGTGGGCGCTAGCTTCAGCACGCAGCGTCAGCAGGCACAGCAGGCCTACACGGAGATGATGCGGGCGAATCCATCCATGACTCCCGCGCTGGCGCCACTGTGGGCGCAGAGCCTGGACGTGCCGCATGCTGACAAGCTCGCCCAGGTGCTAACGGCCGTTGCCCCGCCAGAAGTCAAGGCGATCCTGCAGCCTCAGGACAGCAACGCGCCGACGACCGCGGAACTGACGGCCAAGGTGCAGCAACTCGGCCAGGCCTTGCAAGCGGCCATCCAAGAGGCTCATGCTGCGCAGCAGGAACTCGACGATACGCACGCCGAAGCGGCTGCGGCCAAAGCTGCGGCCGACGCCAAGGAAGACGAGGTAGCGATCAAGGCCTACGACGCGCAGACCAAGCGCATGCAGGTTGTTGCGCTCACGCCTGAGCAGGTACAGCAGATCGCTATGGAAACAGTGCAGCAGGCCATGGCGCAGCCGAACCCTGCCGAAGAGCCTGGCGAGGCGCCGGAAGCAATGGCGAACCAGCCGGCCACACCTCCGATGCAAGGAGCGCAGGATATGGAAGCACCTGAACCAGCCGAGCCTGAGGGACCGAGCGAGGCTGAGCAGGAGATCATGCAGGGGCAAGAGCACGTCTCCCAACTGCTTGAGGTCGTCATCAACCTGTTGCAAGCGCCGCGCAAGCGGATTCCGGTGCGGGACAAGAAGACCGGCGATATCCTGCACGTCATCGACAAAATCGATACACCGCAGACCCTTCAGTGAGTGAAGCAATGGACGAACAGAAGCAGCCTCAACAACCTGAACCGGCGCGGCTCATCGCCCAACATGCAGTGATGACGGCGCAAGTGCAGATCGTCCGTGCCGGCACCGGCAAGGTCGAGGACTACACGCTGACCTTCACGCCAGGCTCCGAAGAACCCCAGCAAGAGAAGGAGGCCTGAACATGGCCGTCACCCACTCCACCACGTTCCGCAACACAGTTGCCGACGCGCACACCACGGCGCTTGGCGCTTCGCCGAAGCTCAAGTTCCGCCTGTCTGGCACTGTTGGCGCTCCCGGCACTGCCGTTGCCACCCTCACTCTGTCGGCGACCCCGTTCGGGGCGTCTAGCGGCGGCACGGCGACGGCGAATGCCATCACCAGCGATACCAGTGCAACCGGCAATGCCTCGGCAGTTGCGAATGCCACGCTGGAAACCTCAGGCGGCACGGTCGTGTCGCACTGCGCCGTGGCCGCGTCGTCGTCGGACATCAACATGACCGGCGGCCTGACCATCGGAGCGGGCGACACCGTGTCTTGTTCGTCGCTGACCTACTCGGCGATGCCCTGACATGCTGCAACTGATCGGCACCACGCAGAGTATCTCGGTTGTCACCGGGACGGCTGGCGATTTGGAGCTGGCGTATTGCTATGTTGATGCGCCGAACCCGATCACGACCAGCTCGAGCTTCACGGCCGGCCCGACGACTCAGCCGGTAAACATCACGACGGCCACGACGACGACGGATCGCCCGGCGGCTCCGGGCGCCTCGACTGTCCGAAACATCGGGCATTACTCGGCGTTCAACAATCACGCCGCAGCCAATGCAATCGAGATCCGCTACGTCGACAGCGGCGGCCCGACTTCGGAGTTGTGGAAGGGCACGCTTCAGCCCGGCGAGGGCGTCAAGCTGAACGAAAACGGCGATTGGGTCGTCTACAGTTCGGACGGCCTGCAGAAGCTGCCGAGCGGCGCTCCTGACGTTCAGACCTTCTCGACGCCCGGCGCGAACACCTGGACGAAACCGACTGGGTTCACGCCGAAGGTAACCACCGTCTGTGAATGGGGTGCTGGCGGAGGTGGCGGCGCCGGGGCGTCGTTGGCGACTGCTACAGCAGCCCACGGTGGTGGTGGTGGTGGTGGCGGACACTGCGCGATTCGTACCTTCAATGCAGCCGATCTCGGCGCTACCGAGACTGTCACGATCGGCACCGGCGGCACGGGTGGTACCCCTGGCGCTGCTGGCGCTGCTGGTGGCAATGGTGGCGTCGGCGGTTCGACGACTTTCGGCTCGAAGCTGACCGCGTTCGGCGGCGGCGGCGGTCAGGGCGGCCCGATCTCGGCCGCGATCAACGGCGGTGGTGGTGGCGGTGGTGCTGGCGGTGCTGGCGGTGTAGGCGCGGGTGGTGGTGGCACCGGTGGCCTGCCGACTGCAGCCACGAACGGCGCGGGCGGGCAAGGTGTCACCGGCACGGCTGCGGTAGCCACGACTGCCAACGCCGAGTATGGTGGCGCCGGTGGGGCCGGCATCGCTGCGACCCCTGTCGCCTCATCTCTCGGCGGATCGTCGATCTTCGGCGGCGCAGGCGGTGGTGCGGGTGGCAGCCACAGCGCGACCCCGGCGAACATCGCTGGTGGTGCTGGTGGTGCTGGTGGATCCTACGTAGCCGGTGGCGGCGGTGCTGTCGGTACGGATGGCGCATCCCCGACAGCAGGCACTGCGGGCAGCGCTCGCACGACCGGATCGCACGGCTCGGCCGGTGGCGGCGGTGGAACGACTGTCACTGCCTCGACGGCTGGCCGCGCTGGTGGTGTCGGCGGTGTCGGCGGTCACGGTGGCGGCGGCGGTGGCTGCGGTATGAATCCGGGCCTCGGCGGCGCTGGTGGTGCTGGCGGCGCCGGGTATTGCATCGTCTACACCTGGTGATGAAGTGTGCCGACCAAGAACGCCAATTCGAAGGCCTGGTTTCTCAAGGCCAGCGTAGACGGTAGACGCTACAGTAACTACCCGATTGGTAACAAGACGCCGTCGGCGCTCTTGACCCTGCCCTACTCGACGACCTTCACGTCGACCGAGAACCCGGTCAGTCAGGGCGGCATCTGGCTCAACGGCCTGACCAATGGCCTGCAGTGGAACGACATGCAGACCAATGGCGCAGGCGTGTTCGGCGTGTCTGCCTCACCGTCATTCTACGATGACAACGTCGCTTGCATCAACCCGACTGTCTTCAGCTTCGGAGCGCGGCAGTACATCAAGGGCGTGATCAAGCGGGCCGGAGGCTATGCCCCGACGATGACGCACGAGATCGAACTGCACCTGCGCTGCACCATCGGCCCGAACTCCGTCTCGACGATGGAACTGCTGATGGACAGTGCCAACAGCAGCACGATGAACCGATGGAACGGCGACTTGAACGACGTGACCATCCTCGGGCCGACCGGAGCGGGCATCGGCGCCCTGGTCGATGGCGACGAGGTGCTGTTCCGCGTGGACGAGAACGGTGTCTTCGAAGCCTTCAAGAACGGCAGCGGCACAGCGGCGCTCACCATCACGGACACCACGCCGGTTCTCGCCACGGGAACCCCGGGCGTAGCCGCGTTCTGGCGGCCTGACGCGAGCGTGGTCCCGACCAGCTTCGGCTTCAAGAGCATCGAAGTCGGGAACTGGTAATGGCGTTCACCCGTGCCTTTACCGACGGATCGCCACCGATCGGTTCCGATGGGTCCGGGATAGGCTCAACTTCGCAGGCCACCTCTGCGGGGTTCAACCTAGCGACCGGAAAACTGGTTGTCGTCGGTGTCAAGTGGGAGGGTGCTGACGGCACCTGTAACGTCGCGGACACGGCCGGGAATACCTATACCGCGCTGACGAAGCAGTTCAACGCGACCGATGTCTTCTCGGTGCAGTTGTTCTACTGCCTGAGCACGGCCTTCTCCAATGCTTCGAACATCTGGACGGCTACGCTGCCGACCGGATCGACGTATCGCAACATCGCGGCGTTCATCTACACGCCAGGTGGTACGGCGAGCTTCACGGCACAGTCTGGAAACAACACTGCCAGCGCATCGAACAACCCGAACTCGACGGCAATCACTGCCGGAGATCTCGGGGTCAGCGTGGTTGCGGACTTCGCCGGAACCACCTCGACGCCACAAAGCGGTGACTCGGAGCAGTACGACGCTGGCGCGACAAACGGATCGCACGGTTTCGACCGTGTTAGCTCGCCGGGCGGCAACTGGACCCCGCAATGCACGCTCGGCACCTCGACGGCGTGGGGCATCGCGGGCGCCACGTTCACGGATGGCGTAGCCGGCCCGACGATCACGAGCATCAGCAGCTCGACGCCGGGCATCGGAGACTCGCTGACCATCACCGGAACGACCTTCGGTGCCTCGCAAGGTGCCGGCTCGGTCACCATTGGCGGAGATGCCCAGACCGTCACGGCATGGGCTGACACGTCCATCACCATCACGGTCGTTCGCGGGTCGAACAAGTACGGCGCAGGGGTCAACCTCGTCGTCACCGACAACGCGCTTACCCCATCGGCTCCGTACGGCGTCACCGCACTGACCCCGCCGACCGGCTGGTCGTACGTCAACATCACCACGCCGAACACGAACTCGGCTGGCCGGCTGACGGCGACGCCTGATCTCGCAAACGGCGATCAGGTCTCCTACGAGAACAAGGCAACCGGGGTCAGCGTCTCGGCGGATGGCACGTTCTATGCCGTCAACACCGTTGTATCGTTTCAGTTCGAAGTCTGGTCTACCGGCAGCGGATGGGGCGCGCTCGGGCTGCAGGAACTTGAGCAGTGGGCGGCGTTCTCCCTGCGGCGCAAGAACGGCGGCAGGACGCACAGCAAGCTGTGGCGGCGCGAGGGGTGGATCAACACCCGCGCAAAGCCCGCGGGGTGGTTCAACAAAGACCTGATCCTTCCTGCTTCTGGGTCTTCTCACGATGGGTCCGGGGCACTGAGCGGGCAAGCGGCCACCGTTTCCGGCACTGCTACGCACCTCACTCTGCATACCACTTCGGGTGCATTGGCGGGATCCGCTGCGGTCATCGCAGGCAGCGCAGAGCACCAGCACGTTGCAACGGGGGCGCTCGCTGCTTCGTCTTCCACGATCGCAGGCACCTCGGCTCACCTGACGCTGCACACCAGCAGCGGGGCGCTTGTTTCGCAATCGGCGACCATCAGCGGCACGGCTGCGCATGAACATGCGGCGACCGGGGCACTGGTTGCAGGAAGCGCCACGATATCAGGCGCGGCGGATCACACCGTGGCAGGTGCTGGGCATGCCACGAGCGGGGCGCTTGCCGCTGACGCCGCAACGGTCGCGGGCACGGCAACGCATCTGACGCTGCACACGACTACCGGAGCGCTCGCGGCAGGCGCGGCGACGGTGGCAGGTGCTGCAGTGCATCCGCACACGACAACTGGCGCGCTTGCTGGGCAGGCTGCGACCATTGCCGGCATCGCAGCGCATGAGCATGCGGCTGCAGGTGCGATGGCCGGGCAAGCTGCCACGATCAGCGGTACGGCAGTCCATACCGCAGCTGGGACTCACGCGGCGACCGGTGACTTGATTGCCGACGCTGCCCAAATCAGCGGCAGCGCGACCTTGCTGCAAACAGGCGTGCGCCCGTTCAGCGGCGGCTACTTCGACTACGGCACCCTGCGCGAGCGCAATCGGCGCAAGAAAGAAGCTATCGAGGCGCATCAACGCGTCATCGAAGGCATGGGCGCGGTCGAACTCCCCATCCAGTCGCCCGCCATCAGGCGCATCGAAGGGAGGATTAGCCTCAAGTCGCTCACCAAGCTCACCAACCCCAACACGGACACGACAGAAGCGGACGCCATCGAGGCCCAGGCAGCGAAGCGCGCACGCAGACGTAGGCAGGAAGAAGACCTTCTGCTTTTTTAACCCACGGAGAACCGCATGAACACCGAAACCACGGAAGCACCGGCCGAAGTTGAAGAAATGCCGGCAATCGAAGAAACGAAGCCGGCCGAAGGCGAGGCCAAGCCGGAAGGCGAGCAGAAGGCAGAAGAGCCCAAGCCGCCAAAGACCCCCGAGCAGCGCGAGATCGAGCGACTTCGCAAGGTCGTCGACCGGCGCACTCGACGCATCGGAAAGCTAGAAGAAGCGCTGCAAGGCGGAAGCGTCTTGCAAAACGCATCGAATGGTGCTACAAATCAACCTGCAGGCACCGATAGCGAAGTCCTATCGCTCTCCCGGGCAGATCTTGATCGCCTGGTCTCCGAACGAGCCAAACAGCTCGCCCCGAGGATCAGCGAACAAGAGTCCGAGATCGAGCACCGCAGGAGCGTTGTCACAGCCTTGGAAAAGTCACTGGGCAAAGAGCGATTCGACTCGCTTGCGGCCGACTTGAACGAGGCATTCGACGGGCTCACAGACAAGCCTATCGAGCAAGGCGGGAAGCCCAAGCCCGCCGTGGACGCCATCTTCGAGTCCGAGAATCCGCAGGCACTCATCGAGTACCTCGCTGACCCGGACAACTCGGACGAAGCCGAGGCCCTCTCCCGCATGAATGAAGCCAAAGCCAATCGGGCCATCACCAAGCTCGAATTCAAGCTGCAGGCACTCATGGAAGCGAAGAAGGCGCAAGCCAAGCCGAAACCCTCGAGTTCCCCCGACCCGATCGAACCGATCAGGGGCGGGGGGGTGGCGCACAAGGATCCGTCGAACATGACCGACAGCGAATTCGCAGCATGGCGACGGGCCCAGATCACGCGCAGACACTAATGGTCTAGGAACCCGTTTCCTAGGCCGAAAGGAATAGGAAATGGGCAATACCGTTCTCACCATTGACATGGTGACCCGCGAGGCCCTGAGGATTGCGCACGAGAAGTGCCAGTTCATCGGGACCACCGACCGTCAGTACGACGACAGCTACGCCAAGACCGGCGCCAAGATCGGCTCAGCCCTTCGGGTGCGCAAGCCGAACATGTACACGCGGACCACCGGTTCTCGCGTCATGGACGTGCAGGATCAGTCCGAGATCAACGGCACGATCACCGTCGCCACTCAGGATCACGTCGACATGCGATTCAACAGCGCTGAGCTGGCCCTGAGCATCGATGAGGTGAGTCGGCGTTACATCGAGCCGGCGATGTCGGTTCTGGTGTCCGGCATCGAGTCCGATTACATCGCGGCTTCGACCAAGGCGACCTACAACACGGCAGGCACCGCTGGCACTCCGCCGGTGGACCTCGTTGCTGTCGGTGCAGCCCGCGCCAAGCTGAATCAGTATCTCGCCCCGAAGGATGGGAACCGGTTCGTGCAGATGGATTCGGTCACGATGGGCGGCATGGTAAACGGCCTGAAGGGCCTGTTCCAAGACGCGACGCAGATCAAGGAGCAGTACCGTGAGGGCATGATCGGCCGGACCGCGATGGCGGACTGGTACGAAAACGACCGCATGTGGACGCTGAGCAACGGCTCGGATGTCACCGCGACGGTCGACGCCTCTTCGGGTGTGGTGGACGGCACAAACGCTCTGAACATGACCAACTCGACGACCCCGTCAGTCGGTCAGGTGTTCACGATCGCTGGTGTCTACGCCTGCCACCCGGAAACCAAGGCGGCGTACCCGAACCTGCAGCAGTTCACCTTCCTGACGGTGACTGGTGGCGGCGGCGCTTGCACGGTTTCGCCGACCATCTACCTGACCGGCCCGCGCAAGAATGTCGTCTCGGCCACTGGCGGCACCTTGACCGCGGCCACGTTCAACAGCGCGGCGGTCACGTACTGGGGCGGGGCGAGCACCAGCTACGTCCAGAACCTGATGTACCACAAGGAAGCGTTTCAGTTCGTGACGGCCGATCTGCCGATCATGGACGACGCGGCCAAGTGTGTGCGACGGGTGCAGGATGGCCTTTCGCTGCGTGTCTGGCAGGCCTCGGACATCCGCAACGACGAGCTGCTGATGCGGATCGACATCCTCTACGGCTTCGCGGCTCTGCGTCCCGAGTGGGCCTGCCGCATTTCTTCGTGATCGGAGACTGACAACATGGCAACGACCTACGAAACCATCGGCTACAACAGCCCGGACGGCTCCATCTGGGGCCTCAACTCGGCGGACAAGATCGGCGTCTACGGCGCCGTTCCTGTGGCTCAGCGCGCGTATTCAAGCGCGGTGCATGCCACGTCCGCACTGGCAACGTCCACGGACTTCGGTGCGACGCAGCTCGCGGCGCTGCAGGAGATCCAAAAGACGCTGATCGGCCTGGGTGTCTGGGCCACGTCCTGACATGCGGCAACTGCCGGAGGCGCCCTCGAAGAGGGTCGCCTTTTGCATACCGACCCTGACGCGGCCTTACCAGGTCTGCCTGGACAGTCTCGCAGCGTCGGTTCCTCTCATCCAGGCCTCTGGGTGGGAGGATTTCATCGTTCACGAGATCGGCTGCCCCTACGTCTCAAACGCCCGGGCGACGATGCTGCGCAAGGCGTTGGATGCCAAGGCCGACACGATCGTCTTCATCGACCATGACCTGAGCTGGAATCCGCATGATCTGCTGACCCTGCTCGAGACGGAAGGCGATGTAGTCGCTGGCGTTTACCGATTCAAGAAACCCGAAGTGGAGTACATGGGCGCGCTGATGGCTAACGACCAAGGGACTCCAATCGTTCGCGGCGACGGTGCCATGCTCGCGCACTCGATCCCGGCCGGCTTTCTGAAGGTGACGCGCAAGGCGGTCGCCAAGTTCATCAAAGCCTATCCCGAGTTGCTGTATGGCGACCCGTGCGCGCCTTCGGTCGATCTGTTCAATCACGGCGCGCACAATGGTGTGTGGTGGGGCGAAGACTACGCATTCGCCCGGAACTGGCGCGATGCCGGCGGGCAGATCTGGATTGTCCCGGACCTGAACCTGAATCATCACACGAGTACCGAAGTGTTCGCGGGCAACTTCCACGAGTACATGATGCAGCAGCCCGGCGGCATGAAAGACCCGGCACGCTTGAAGGCCGTTGCATGAAGCGCTTGATGCACCCGAAGCACGGATGGCACATGGCGAACGCTCAGGAAGAGCACACCATGCGCAAAATCGGCTGGGTCGACGACGATGGGGAAGCCTATCGCCTCAAGTTCAATGGGGCGCCGCCGGTGGGCGGTTGCGGTTCTCCTCCCGTGGTTGACGCCACGCCGGTAGGCGCCCCACCCTCTACCGTCGAGGAAGCACGCAAGCGCCTCGACGACCTTGGCATTGCCTACGACGGACGGTGGGGCCTGCAAAGGCTCATCGCCTTGCTGTGACGGCTGCTCGCGGCGTCATCAGGGACGCGCTTACCTTCCACCTGAACCGGCTCAGCCCTGGCGAAGCGGAAGATGCTGACCTGTTCAATCGGTGCATCGATGCGCTGAACAACATCGCCGACGAGTTGAACGGCGGCAAGTCATTTCTATGGCGCGAGATCATCTCGACGGCGACGATCACCGGGGCATCAGGGACACTCGGCACCGACTGGACAGGACTCGCGTCGGGTGACGAGATCCTGGGCGCGACGATCACCTACTCGACTGGTCTGGACATCCCGCTTCGTTCGATCACGCTCGGGCAGTATGCGAATATCGCCATCAAGGCAATCACGACGCTTACGGAGTTTTTCGCGCACGACGGCGCGGCAGCTGTCTACTTCTACCCGGCCGTGCCGACGAAGCCGATCAACCTGCGGACCAAGCAGGTGATGTCAGCGTTCGCTGACCTCGATACCGACTACGTGATGCCGAAGGGTTACCGGTCCGCGCTGTCGGCACTGCTCGCGGAGAAGATGGCCCCGACGCTTGCGCCTGAGCTATTCCAGACGGCTCGGGCCTCGGCGATGTCCGCACGCAGCCGCCTTGCCGCCCAGGCATCAAACCCGGCCATCATCAGCGCCGGTGACACCGCTGGCCCGCTGGCGCGCGTCCTCAGGGGCTATTGATGGCAGGCAATCGCGCCGTCCAAGCTATCGGCCCAAGCTATCGCCTGGCCGACAGGAAAGCCGCTGTTCAGCGGTCCGTGAATTTGTACCTCACGCAAATCGAAGGCATCGGAGAAGACCGCCAGTTGATTCTACGCAGCGCCCCCGGCCTGGCCTCCTACATCACCGCAGGAGCCACGATCCGCGGCAGCTACAATGCCGATGGCCGATGGTTTGTCGCAGCCGGTACGACGCTTTACGAAGTCGTGTCTGGCGCGCTGGTTTCCCGTGGAACGCTGGCTTCTTCGTCCGGCTTCGTGAGCATGAAGCACGGCAGCTCGCAGCTTGTTGCTGTCGACGGGGAAAACGGCTATGTCCTCGACCTGAGCGCAAATACTTTTGGGCGGATCACCGCAGCGGCTTGGCGCGGCTCGGCCTGGGTCGATCATCTGGACGGCTACTTCATTTTCGTCGCGCCGGATACCGAACAGTTTTACGTCTCGGCAATTGACAACGCATCGAACCTAGACGCCCTGGACTTCAGCAGCGCCGACACGCAGCCTGACACCATCGTCACGCATCGCGTGTTCAAGCGCGAGGCCTACTTCTTCGGGCTTCGTTCTGTCGAGGTGTGGATCAACTCTGGAGCCGCAGACTTCCCGCTGTCTCGTTACAACTCGACGCCCATTCAGGTTGGCACAGTCGGCAGCCGTGCGGTATGCGTGGCCTCTGATACGCTGATCTTCGTCGGGCAGACCGACCGCGGGCACGGCTACGTTTACGGCATGCAGGGCTATCAACCAGTGCGGATCAGCACGCAGGCCGTCGAGGAAAGACTGAACGCCACTGGCGTGGACCTGTCGCAGTGCGTTCTCTGGACCTACCACGTCGAGGGCAACGAATTTGTCGGCATCGAAGCGCCAGGCATGCCGACGACCTGGGTCTACGATGCCTCGACGAAACAATGGCATGAGCGTTGCCGACTCGTAGTCGGAGAGACTGAAGCACTCGGCCTTGATTCGGTGACGTTCTACGATGGTGGGCACTACGCCGCCTATGGGACGAAACTGCTGCGCCTCGATTCAAGCGTCTATGACCTAGACGGCGATGTTTTGACCCGCGAACGGACATGGCCGCATCTCATCGCACCAGGCTTCGAGCCGGTGAACTACCGGGCGCTTGAACTGCTCTGCAGTACCGGAGCCGGTGGGATCGTCACGCTCGAGCTGAGCAATGACGGCGGGCAGCGCTGGGGATCACCGCTGCAGAGAAACCTCGGGGCCATCGGCCGATACGCCGAGCGAGTGCGCTGGCTGGGCCTCGGATCGGCCAATGATCGGGTGTTCCGGGTACGCTGTACCGACCCCGTTGCTTTCTCTATCTACGCCGCAGCGGTGGACGCATCGTGAGCACTGTCACGCTACCTAGAGCAGACATCGCCATCGCTGGCGACGATGCTCCGTCGAAAGATTGGTATCGGTGGGCGCGAGACATTACCGAGCGCGTCGGTGGTGTCACCGGAAACAGCACCACAGACCTTACCCTGTCAGCTTTTGAGGATGCAGGAATCGAAGAAACGAAAGCCATTGTCATGGATGTGCGTGGCGAGACGGGACAGGCGCCGGTCGCCCAGCAGATTTCGCAGGATGACAGCCAAGAGCCTGACGTGCAGGCACTGCTCGTTGCACTTCAGGCATTGGCTGACCGCGTGCAAGCACTAGAACAGGGACTCTCAGCATGACCACAGTCACCAGCCGGCCGCTCATCCTTGCCAAGTACGCCGCGACGACCGACGCCACGGAATACACCGCAACGAATGTCCGTACGATCATTGACAAGTTCACGGCGTACAACAGCGACGCTTCGGCGCGCATCGTCACCGTTCACCTGGTTCCCAACGGGGGCTCAGCGGACGCGACGAACCTGATCGAAGCCACCTCAATCGCTGCAGGCGCGACCTATTCGTCGCCGCACGTCGTCGGCCACACGCTTGAATCCGGCGGGTTCATCACCGTCAAGGCTGACGCGGCGACGAAGGTCGTTGTCCGAGCTACTGGGCGCGAGGTGGCGTGATGGACGCACTGCATGCGGCCTTTGAATCGCTCAGCGCACGGGCCGATCTCTCGTTTGAGCAATTCGAAGCATTCGCTGCTGGCTGCGATATTCATCCCGTCTGCGTAGATGGTGACATTGTTGGTGCCGTGATTGTCAAGGGGCCAGACATCCATGCCTGCATTCTTTCACAAGCCCGTGGGCGTTGGTTCTCACGTCGCTGCGCTCTCATCTTGAATGATGTCATTGCGCGGCATGGTTTCGCCAGAACTTCCGCGACGACTCAGGAGGGAATGGAGTTTGTCATGCGTCTGGGGTTTAGGCCGAGTGGCCGAGATTGGCTGAAGGAGGATCCATATGGGCATTGAAACTCTCCTTGGAGCCGGCGCGGTATTGATCGGGTCTGCCATGCAGTCCGACGCTACCAGTAGCGCGGCTTCCGATCAAGCCGGCGCGGCCAACAATGCCACCGCTGAGCAGCGTCGGCAGTACGATCTGACACGCGAAGACTTCGCGCCGTATCGAGCGGCGGGAACGGCAGCGCTTGGCCAGCTGCAGACGGACATCAACACGCCGACGACTGCTGCCGATGTGATGGCCGATCCGGGCTACCAGTTCGGCCTTAACCAGGGTCAGCAGGCACTCGACCGTAAGATTGCTGCGATGGGTGGGCGAGTCTCTGGGGCTGCGCTGAAGGCGTCGGCGCGCTATGGAGCCGACTACGCCACCGCTGGCTACAGTGCAGCCTATCAACGACGGCAGGATAGACTGAACCGGCTTGCGTCTCTTGCCGGAATCGGGCAGACCTCGACAAGTGCAAGCGCAACAGCAGGGGCGAACGCGGCGAACAACATCAGCGACATCATGATGACGCAGGGCACGAATGCAGGCGCCGCCCGGCTTGCCCAGGCCAACATCTGGGGCAATGCTGGAAACCAGATCGCCGCTCTTTATGGCCGCATGCCGGCCGCCACGCCGCAGCCGAGCTATGGCGCGGGAAACTGGCAGCCTGGCGCCAATGACGGCTTCTACACTAACCCGCAGGCTGGGCCTTGAGCATGGGCGCTTCGAACCTTTTTCAGACCTACCTGCAGCCGCCGCGCTCGGTGTTGGACTATGCTAACGACTACGCAAGGGCTGATCAGCTGCGCAATCAGAACGCGCTGCAGTCCCTGACCCTGCAGCAGCAAAGCGCGGCCACGCAGCAAGGCCTGGCCGAGCGCAACGCACTTCAGCGAATCGCCGCTGGGTGGACGGCCGACACCACGCCCGAGGCGCGCATCGCCTCGCTGCGCAACTCCGGGTTGCCCGGGCTGATGCAGCAGGCCGACACGCTAGAGACGCAGAATCTGAGTCGGATCAAAACCGGCGCAGATGTAGCGAAGTCATATGCTGAAGTAGGCAAGATCGGGGCCGAGACTGGGAAGATCAGTCTAGAGACGATGCTTTCGGACTATTCGAACGCCGCGAAACAGGTTTTGTCCAGACCGACGCCAGAAGCCGCACGCACTGCCGTTCTGGCAATGGCTCAGAAGTACAAAACCGACCCGACAGAAGAACTTCTAAGCCTTCGTGGCCTTCAGACACCTGATCAGATCAAGCAGTGGGCCGCGGCGCACGCATTGAAGGCCGAGCAATTGCTGCCGACGATTCAGACCCGAAATACCGGGGGAACAACGGATGTGCTCGCCATCGATCCGCTGACCGGCGGAGCGAAGGTCACGAACAGCGTGCGCAATACGCAGAGCCCAGACAGCGTTGCGAGCACAGCAGTTCAGATGCGCGGGCAGAACATGGTCGACGCGCGGGAGCGCGAGAACGTCAACAAGACGATGGGCAAGGCGCCCCCGGGGTACGCATGGGGACCCGTTGATTCAGCGACGGGTCAACAGACCATGATCGCAGTGAAGGGTGGCCCGGCCGACATGAAGATTGCCGGGCAACTCAATCAGGATACGCAGGCGCTCACCGGAGCGGTGTCAAGCTTCGACAGGCTCGCGACAGCCGCCAACGAGGTGTTGAGTCATCCTGGCCTCAAGGGCATCACCGGACGTATGGGTGCGCTCCCGAACATCCCGGGCAGCGACGCGGCGAACGCCGAGGCATTGCTGGGCACGCTGAAGTCGCAAGTAGGTTTCGGCGTCCTGCAAGATCTTAGGAACAACTCCAAGACCGGCGGGGCTCTGGGCGCAGTCTCCGATGCCGAGGGCAAGCGGCTTGAGGCCAACCTAGCCGCCCTGGACAAATCGCAGTCAATCGAGCAGTTCAAGTCGAACTTGGCGAAGATCGTCGATTACGCGGAGAAGGCGAAGGATCGCATGCGCGAGGCCTACAACCTCAAGCACGGGTCCGGCAGCGTCAGCCCGGCCGCGAATCAACCGCCCGCGATGGTCGATTCGAAGGCCGCGCCAGCGCTGCCTACGATGTCTGACATCGATGCAGAGATCGCGCGCCGTCGCAAGGGCAAGTGATGGACCTGTCCAAGCTTTCCGATGCCGACTTGATGGCCCTGAAGTCTGGCGACCTGTCCAAGGTGTCCGACGATGGGCTGCTGGCGCTCAAGGGCGAGAAGCCGGCCGGTCTGATGGATCGGATGGCCGATAACGCCAAGATGCAGGCCGGCGCGATCTGGGGAGCCTACAAGGACTTGACGCTCGGCGCCCTGCGCGGAGCGGGCAGCATCGGCGCGACTCTACTCTCTTCGCCGCAGCAGATTCGCGAGGACATCATCGGCGGCGGCCCGGGTTCGCAGGATCGGCGCAATGCTATGACCGAGGCGACGCAGATGTTAGGGGCCGATCCGTCGTCGATCGCCTACAAAGCTGGCAAGCTGGGCGGCGAAGTCGCGGGCACGCTCGGCGTCGGCGGCGGGCTTGCGAAGATCGGCGCGGGACTGGGGGCCAATGCCGCGTTGACAGGCGCTATCGGTTCGTCCGGGATGAGTGGGGCAAATATGCTGGCGCGGATTGCCGGCGGCGCGATCTCCGGTGGCGCATCGGCCGGCTTGGTGTATCCTGACCAGGCGAAGACCGGCGCGCTGATCGGTGGCGCCATGCCCGTCGTGGCAAAAGCCGCTGGCATGGCCGGAAACGCCATCGGATCAGCCCTCCGCGGCGGCAAAGTTTCTCCCGAAGTTGTGCGCCTCGCGCAGCGGGCGAATGAACTCGGAATCGACATTCCGGCAGATCGCATCGTCAACAGCAAGCCTCTCGACGCAGTGGCGTCCGGGCTCAACTATCTCCCGTTCAGTGGCCGCGCGGCGACGGAATCGAAGATGGCCGAGCAACTGAACCGCGCCGGGGCTCGCCTCATGGGGCAGGACACGCCGAACATGAACAAGGCGCTTCGCGCGGCGGGCGCAGACCTTGGCGCTAAGTTCGAAACCACGCTCAGCGGGAACACTGTCAAGGTCGATCCCACGTTCCTAAATGATCTCGCCGATGCTTCCAACAAGGCAGCACGTGAACTCGGCACGGATCAGGCTGGGATCATCGCCAAGCAAGTGGACGACATCGTTGCGAAGGCCGCTACCGGTGAGATCGACGGGCAGGCGGCCTACAACATCAAGAAGACGCTCGACCGCATTGGCAATCGGAACAGCCCGGAAGCATGGTACGCGTTGGATTTGAAGGGCGCGCTCATGCGGGCGCTCGATCGATCCCTAGGCCCCAACGAAGCGGCCGCGTTCGCGAAGACGCGGGAGCAGTATGGGAACATGCTTGCGCTGGAAAAACTGGCGAAGAACGGCGTCGAGGGCGAAATCTCGGTGGCGCGTCTGGCCAACCTGCGCAACATCAACAACAAGCCGCTGCAAGAACTGGCGGACATCGCCGCGCAGTTCGTGAAGGCCCGCGAAGGCCAGCACGGGGCGATGCAAAGGGCCGTCGTTGGGGCAGGTGCTGCAGCGACCGGCGGGATTCCCGGACTGGTGGCGGGGGAGGCGACCGGGCGGGCTGCTAATGTGGCGCTGAACAGCAA